AATTCGAACAGGCGTTGGACGCATGGCATGAACGCAAGCGTCGAGTATCTGAAGTAGAGGCAAAGGTAAAAGCGGTCCAGGAAGAACAGGCAAAAGCCTGGCAGACCAAGCTGGAGTCCTACGGCAAGGCGAAAGCCGAACTGAAGGTTCGCGACTACGATGATGCTGAAGAAATTGCTCAGCAAACTCTGTCGGTCGTGCAGCAAGGTGTGATTCTTCAAGGTGCTGATAATCCCGCGCTGGTGGTATATGCGCTCGGCAAGAACCCGAAGAAGGCCAAGGAACTATCTTCAATCGCAGACCCCGTTAAGTTCGCTTTTGCGGTGGCAAAACTGGAGAAAGAATTGAAAGTAATGCCTCGCAAGTCAGCCCCCGCACCTGAGCGTGTTGTCCAGACCACTGGGCCGAAATCAGGTGCTGTAGACTCAACTCTGGAACGACTCCGCGCCGAAGCTGAAAAGACTGGTGACTACAACAAGGTCATGCAGTACAAACGGCAGAAGCGCTCAACTTGATAGGAGCCAATCATGGCAAACGCATTTAGTAAGGAAGAGCGCGTCGCCTTTGAGGACATGCTCGAAGGTTTCCAAGACGCACTGGTGATGTCCCGCAACGTCAGCATCTACCGTACCGACGGTCAGATGATGGAGCGCGCGCGTGACACCATCTGGCGTCCGATGCCCTACATCGCCACGTCGATCAACTCGACCCCTGGCTCGTCCATCTCCTCGTCCTACGCGGACTTCACCCAGTTGTCCGTTCCGGCCACGCTGGGCTTCTCGAAGACCGTGCCCTGGACCATGACGACCCTTGAGCTGCGCGATGCGCTGCAAGAAGGCCGTCTGGGTGATGCTGCCAAGCAGAAGCTCGCTTCCGACATCAACGTCGCTCTGATGAACGTCGCTGCCAACCAAGGCACGCTGGTCGTTCCCATCAACGGCGCTGCTGGCGACTATGATGATGTGGCCCTGTGCGACAGCATCATGAACGAGCAAGGCGTGCCCACGATGGACCGTTATCTGGCTCTGTCGTCGCGTGACTACAACGGCCTGGCCGGCAATCTTGCCGCTGCCACCCGTTCGTTCACCGGCACCAAGTCGGCTAACGCCTACGAGCGTTCGTATGTTGGCATGGTGGCTGGCTTCGAGACCTACAAGCTCGACTACGCCAACCGCATCACCGCGCAAACCGCTACCGTCACCATCGCCACCAACGGCGCTCAGGTGCGTTATGTCCCGCAAGCTACCTCGACCTCGGTCGGCGGTCAGATCAACGTGGACAACCGCTACCAGACCGTCACGGTTTCGACGACGACGGGCGTGAACGCTGGTGACTGCTTCACCATCGCTGGCATCGAGGCCGTCCATCACATCACCAAGCAGAGCACGGGTCAACTCAAGACCTTCCGTGTGCTCTCGGTTGATTCGGGCACCACGATGACCATCAGCCCGCCGATGATCGGTGCCAACTCCAGCCCGACGGACGCCGAGCTTCAGTACAAGAACATCAACGTGGCCAGCACCTCTGCTACCGCTGCGATCACCTGGCTGAACATCGACGCCACCAGCATCAACTGCTTCTGGCAGAAGGATGCGCTGGAGCTGCTGCCTGGCCGTTACGCTGTCCCGGCTGACGCTGGCACCGCAGTGATGCGCGCCAGCACTGATCAGGGCATCGAGCTGGTCATGCAGAAGTTCTATGACATCGACACCATGACGACGAAATATCGTCTGGACACCTTGTTCGGTGTTGTGAACAAGCAGCCTGAGATGTCGGGTATCCTGCTGTTCAATCAGGTCCCCTGATTAGGTAGCTAGAAAGCGGGGGCTACGGCCCCCGTTTTTCCAAGGAGCATCTGATGCCTCTGAAAAAAGGTTACTCGCAGAAATCCATCAGCAGCAACATCTCGAAAGAGATGAAGGCTGGGATGCCACAGAAGCAAGCCATTGCGGTTGCGTTGAGCACTGCTCGCAAGGCTGCGATGAAGGCGGGCAAGCCTGCCAAAGCACCTAAGAAGCCGATGCGATGAAGCCGGGTCTGTACGCCAACATCGCGGCCAAACGCGAGCGCATCAAAGCCGGTAGCGGTGAGAAAATGCGCAAGCCGGGTGCCAAGGGTGCCCCAACTGCTGCGGCGTTCAAGGCTGCGGCCAAAACCGCCAAGAAGAAATGACTCAGTTCCCAGTCCACGTCTACAAATCCCCTGGCAACTACGTCACGGTCGGCAAGCGCTACAAGCTGAACTCGGTCGCTGATCAGGAGTCGCTTGATGCGCATCTTGCCAACGGGTGGCACTTGACGTTGCAAGCGGCGTTCGACGCGGCTGGTGATGCGGCAAACGTGGTCAAGCGCTCTGCTGACTGGAAGACGGTCAAGAAGCGCAAGACTGATCAGCGCAAGGCGTTCAAGGCGGCTCGGGTAGCGGCGACTAAGGCTGCAAAAGCGCCCAAGGCTGCACCGGTTGAGGTGCCGTCAGATGACGCTCCACCAACTCGCGCAGAGCTGGAACAACAGGCTACACTACTTGGCATCCGGTTCGGCGTCCGCACGACCGATGAGCGTCTCCTTGACCGCATCAATGAGGCGATGAAGGGAGCCTGAAGTGGGCTACAGCAAGCGCCAATTTGTCACCGCTGCCCTGTCAGAGATCGGGCTGGCGGATTACGTCTTCGACCTCCAGCCTCAGGATCTGGAGACTGCCCTGCGCCGGCTCGATTCGATGATGGCTGAGTGGAACGCCAAGGGCATCCGTCTGGGGTATCCGATTCCTGGATCGCCGCAGGACAGCGACATCAACTCGCCGTCCGAGGTGCCTGACAGCGCCAACGAGGCGATCATCACCAACCTCGCCATTCGCCTTGCGCCGAGTTACGGCAAGCAGGTCATGGCTGAGACCAAGGTGGCGGCCAAGAACGCCTACAACACGCTGCTGTCGAGGGCTACGCTGCCTGCTGAACAGCAACTGCCAGGCTCGATGCCGTCAGGTGCTGGCAACAAGCCGTGGCGTGTGTACGACGATCCGTTCCTGCGGCCTCCTGTGGCCCCTGTAGACGCCGGTGCTGATGGCGTTTTGGAGTTCAACTGATGCCTACGATCAATCAACTACCACTGTTGAGCCCGATTTCATCCGGCGATCAACTTCCGGTCTACAGCCCGAACAATGGCGACGCGCGGCGTACGTCCATCGGATCTTTGCTGACGTACTTCCAGCAGCAGTTTGCATCGCCTACGATGGCTGTCACGCTGTCAGTTCCGGCGACAGGGTTCAGCATTGCTGTTCCGACACCAGTTGCCGAACAGCAGTGGATGCTGTTGCAACCTGCTGGCACGCTTGCATCTGGCACGTTGACGCTGCCGTTGAACACCAGCACACCTGACGGCACCGAGATTCTGGTCACGAGCACGCAAACCATCACTACGCTGAACATCGGCTTGAACGGTGCCTCGGCGCTATCTGGTGTGACGTCAGGCGGCACGCTTACGGCGGCAACGCCGTTTCGCATCCGGTTCTACCAAGCCACGAACTCGTGGTATCGCATTGTGTAAGGATTGAATCATGGCATCTGATGTTGAAACCTTCAATCCCGCCTACGGCACCGGCATCACTGTTGCGCCTGGCGCGGCGTCTGCTTCGTCCACGCTGACGTTCAGCACGCCTGCGGTGGTGGTGACGAACCTGAGTTCGTCGGTTGTCTCCTATGTCCGCATTGGCCAAGGTGCTCAGACGGCCACGACGGCTGACTACCCTGTGCTGCCGGGTACGCAGGTGTCTCTGAGCAAGTCTCGTGACGACAGCACGGTGGCGTACATCACTGGTGGCTCGACAGGTTCCCTGCACATCATGGCTGGTCGGGGGATGTAATGACGCCGCTGACGCGCTCTCGAAACCGAGCACGGTTCTTCGGAGCCGGCGGCGCTGGTGGCACATGGCTTACCACTGGGCCTACGCTTGATCTAGCTTTTGCCGGTGTGCCGTTGGATCTGAACAACCCCAATGGCGACTCAATCGACCTTGAGTTCATCCCGCAAAACTATCAAGTAGCAACGCAATACTCGATTTGGGAGCCCGGAATGGCACTCGTCTCCAAGAATTTCTCCGACATCATCACCTTCACCCGCGCATCCTCTGCGACGTACTTCGATGCCACGGGCACGCTCCAGACGGCCGCGACCGATCAGCCGCGCTTCGACTACGACCCCTCCACGCTGGCGGCTAGGGGGCTGCTGATTGAGGAGGCGAGGACGAATCTTCAGACGTATTCGGCTGAGTTTGGAACTGCAAGTGGGCTTGCTTATGGGCTTACACAGGCAAACGGAACAGTAACACTGAATGATGCTGTCGCGCCCGATGGCACGACTACAGCAACATCTTGGATCGAAGATTTAACTACTTCAGGAAGATACATTAGCAGCGTTAATTTCACTCCATCGCTAAATACATATTACACAGTAAGCGTATTTGTAAAAATTGCATCTGGCAGCCGTTATTTTGGTATTTTATTTCCAACAGGTGCTGGATGGGCGGGTGCTACACAGCCTGCTGCGGTGTTTGAGTTATCTGGCTCGGGGACTGTGACGTTTACATCCGGCTCTCCAGGCTTTATTAGTGCTTCTATCCAGCCTGTAGGAAATGGATGGTACCGCTGTGCAGCAACGGCGCTGTCAGATCCAACATCTACCACAGCCGCGCGCATTCAATTACGTTTATCAAATAGCTCAACCAGTGCCGCAACAAGCTACGCCGGCGACGGCACCTCCGGCTTTTACCTGTGGGGCGCTCAACTCGAAGAAGGCGCATTCCCCACCAGCTACATCCCCACGGTTGCATCGACGGTGACTCGTGCGGGG